GGCAAACTCCTTCGTGTAGTCGGCGCGCCGCATTGAGTTGACGCGCTCCTTCCAGCTATCGCCCTCCGCGTCCGTGTACTCGTCCAGCAGCGCGTCGGGATCGTAGCCTTCAATCTCCAAATCGTCCCCGCGCCGCTTGACAACGAACTCACAATCGCAGTTAGCATGGATGTGCTCGGCGTGGTTGCCAGCGCGCACGGCCTTGGACGCGAACACCCAGCCCTGCGAGCCGAGCGTGCGGCAGAACGCGCAAGAGTCACCGATGCACACCCAAGCCCACATGGTCCTGTTGGCTATAGCGTTCTCACGCATGGTCTCGATGCCGCAACGCTTCACCATGCGCTGCATCTCGTTGCTCACCAGCGCGCGGGCGGCTTGGATGGACGTTGCGCGCTGGTATTGCTCGCGTATGTTGGCGGTAACAATCTCTTCGTCGGGAAGGTCCGCGAGGTGTGCCATTGGCGCCGAGCCTTGCATCATCTCGTCAAAGAGGGAAGCGGAAAGCTCCGCGTCTGCGTTGCCGTACTGCCACAGGAGCTGGTCGGCGTAGTCGCACAGCAGCGAGAGCGCGCGGCCCTCATCGTCCCATGAGAGCAAGTCAAAATACTCTTCCAGCTTGCGCGCCGCTTCGCCGCGTAATTTGGCGTGCGCGTCGCGGTACCGCTTCCAGTCGGATGCGTAGATGCGCGCGTGCGTCATGACGAAACCAGCCCATCCAGCAGCGCGCCGCCGACGTTGCGCCTACGCTGCGCCATGATGCGCGCGATGGTCGGCGCGTCAAAGCCCAGCATCTCGTAGAAGACCTCGGTGCCGCCGAACTGCGGGTCAACGCTTGCGATTTTCACCGCTGCGTCTGCGGTGGATGCCACGGACGGCATAGCGGGATTCTGGAACTTGGCCATTACCGCGCGCTCTTCGTCGGTGAGGTCGGCCAGCGACTTGTTGCCGGCGATGGCCTGTGCCATGAGCGCGATGGTGTAGAGCGCGTCCCCGTTCTCGCGGTTAAGCTCCTGCGCGCGAACAATCAGCTTCTCATTTGCCGCTGCAACAGCGTCAGCGCTGGTTGGGTTAGCGTCATTCACTACGCCCGTGTCCGTCACACTTAGCGACGTGGACGCGGCGAACTGCGTGGCCAGCGAGCGGAGCATCTCGACGTGCGGCGTGATGTGGCCCTGCGAGAGCTGTCCGAACTGCGGAACGTCCCCATTCTCGTCGCGCGTGGCAAGGAGCAACGAACCCATGTAGGTCTTGAACTTGTCAGAGATGAGCGCGTCGTACTGCTCGTCCGTGATGCCCAGCAGGTACTTCTGCGGGCTGGTTGAGAACTCCAACGCGACGGTGGCAAGGCTCATCGTGCGGATGTATCCGCGCGTGAGGTCGCGCACGGAGCGCGAGATGCGCGAGCGTCCCAGTGGGCGCTTCGTCGTGCCGCCCTCGTTGGCCATTGCGACCATTAGCGGTCGGCCCATGGCCTGCGCGTAGCCATCGGCGTGCCAGCGCCAATCGTCCCTGCGCCTGATTACCCACACTGCATCGTCGGTGTAGAGGTTGACCACGCTGGGAACCTCGTATCCGTCGCGCCCGCGCGTGGTCTCGGTGATGGCAAAGCCGCATGCGAGACGCTGCGCGCCGCCGTCCCAGATGCCCGCGGCGGTCTCGCCGCTGTGGAAGCGGATGGTAACGCCAGACGCGCCGCCAGCGGACAGCGTGGCGAACACCACGCCATGCATCAGCTCGTCCCCCACCGCCTTGTTGTATTGGCTCGTGAGCCTGTTGTCACGCACGATAGACGCGAGCAATTCTGGCGTCGTGCCGTCCGATGCCACGTAGCCGTCAAAGATAGAGCGGTCCTTCAGGACGGTGACCGCCTTCTCTGGCCAGCAGCACGCCATTTCGAAGTGCGCAAGTGATCGTGGCAGCGCAATGCCAAGATTGCACTCGCCAACGGTCACACGCTGCTCGAAGTAGCGACGCTTGAGCCGGTTCTTGGAGTTGTGGCGCTCGAACTCGTCCAGCAGAGCGCCCATCTGCGCGCGTGCGTCTGGTGTGAGTCCAGCCGCGTCGCGCACGCCGTGAAAGTCGTGGTGCATTAGCCAATCCTCGCTTTCCTGTTGGGGTTGCGCTTTGTCGTTCTCGAACCCCACAGAGCGAGCGCGCACGCTTCGATGGGTAGTGGGTCGGTGCCACCGAACCCCCAGCCGCCACCGCGCCCGATTGCGCGCCGCGTGGCCGTCGTTGCGGATTCCCTAAGCTGCTCCTGTGGTCGGTACCACGTGAGCTTCCTCTCGTTCACTGCGTCGCAGAGCATCGACGCGCTTGCCACCACGTCACCGCTGGACGGGGTGACCACGTAGCCGCGCGGCGCTCGCTCGCTCATGCGCTCGACCAGCGCCTGACTACCGCTCTTGCCGTCGATTACCACGCACGCGCCCACGTTCGTGCGGGCGCACAGCCAGTCGGCCAGCCATGCGGTGCCGCTCGCCATGCTGCGCCGCTCTTGCAGCTCCACGTGCGTAACGTCCCCGCAGGTCTCGGCAACCGCCAGCACGACCTCGGAGCCGTCCGCGCTGAACTTCACGCCGTACGCGGTCCGCTCTGGCTGCAACGGGTGTTCGGTGGCGCAAGCGTCCCATGCCGATTCTGGTATGAGCGTCTGCTTCCTAATTGCGACAGGTGACCACCAGCCCAGATACTCTCGCGCGAAACTATCAGGTCGCGCCCTGTAGCCGTCGATAGCATCAAGCATCACATCCTCACGGATGCGGTATCCAAGTGCGGGGTTAGTCTGGTAAGCAAGCTCCAACACGTTCGCAGTGTTCTTCATGTCTGGTATCTCGGGGACAGACCACTCAAGCCACCACATGCCGCCCGCTTGCCCACTGTGCGCCAGGTCGTGCATATCCTTGAACACGTCACCACGGCACGTTGGGCTAGGCGGAGTGCCTACGTAAATCATTTGCGGGTCGCCTGACTCTGACGCGAGCATGGTGGGCCTGATTGCGTCGAGCTGGTCGTAGGTCAGCTCCTGCGCCTCGTCCACCACCACCACGTCATATGTTGCGCCGCGCGCGCCAGACGTTGTTCTCGTCTGGAACTCGATGCAGCCACCATTGACGAAGTAGATACCCTCGGTACCAGCGGCCTTGTAGATGCTCTTGACCAGACGCTTTAGGTTTGGCGTTGCATCTATCTCGTCGCAGATGTACTTGAACATCTTGCGTACCGTTGACCCATTGTGCGCAGAGTACAGGCAGCGCTTGCCAGCAGCGCCCATCGTCGTGATGTACTTGCGCGCGCTGAAGCTCTTGCCGTTCTGTCTTGGCTTTGAAATGCCGATTGTCTTTGACGCAAAACGGTTTTCGGAGTCGCGCGCGGTAAACAGCTCCATCTCGTGCTCTTGGCAGGGGTAGAAGGTGGTCCCCCACTGGTTCCACGCGTCGCAGAGCTGGTCACCGACACTCGATGCATATTCGCCCACGACCTCGAAGGTCGGGGTCTGGTTACCGTAGCGCATCAGGCTAGCTTCAACACTACGTGGTCAAACTCACATGCGGAATCGCCGGCAGATTCCAGAGAGCGCAGACGGTCGATGGCTTCGTACATGCCCGTTGCGAGCGGCCTAATGTCGCGCCCGCTGTCGGTCATGTCCAGAACTCGCGCGTACTTTGCGACAACAGCACGCATCATGCGTACCTCGTCACCGTCGTGCCATGCCGTCTCGATAGACTCAACGTTGCTTGTCTCTAATGGTTTGTTCTTTGGCATGGTCACCCCCTAGATAGCTATCGGTAGGCGCATTTGGCCCAAATCGCGTTTGTTGGAGTTGCAGCTAGAGCAAAGCAATTGAACGTTGTCCCACGTATGGGTGCCGTTGTTTGAAAGCGCTATCACATGGTCAAGCGTTGCCATCTGTGGGTTGTATCTCTTGGTGCGCACAGTCTCACAGCCGCACTCGCAACAGCGGCCCCCAAACTTCTTGTAGACGGCATCAAGCGTCACGCTGCGATCGTAGGTGAGTCTTGTTACCTTGACGCGCATGCGGCGCTTGTACGGGTTGCCGTGATGCGCATGATTCGGCTTCTTCCTGCGGTTCTTCATGCGCTTGCGGCATGTGTCACAGCAATAGGTGGCGTTGCCGAACTCCGAGTAGAACGGCTCGCCGCACTCCTTGCAGATTTGCGGGACAGACAGGCGCCACTCGCGGGCAGCTTCGCGCTGCTGCTTTCGCTCGTTCTCGCGCTGTAGCCACGCCTCATGACACTGCGCAAACTGTTCTGCGCGGCACCCTGGGCACGGTTCGTTGGCGTCCCACGTGTATCGAGTCCACCTGAATTCCGTTCCGCACCTCTTGCATCTCACGGTCGCGTTGTCTTGGTCCACGTACTCGACCAGCTCGTATGAGTCGGCGATAGTCTCGAACCTCTCGCGCGCACGGTCGCGCATCTTCTCCGCGTAGGCTGCACCGCCTTTGGCTCCATTGGCTTCTTGCCCGCGCATATCACACCCGTTGCGCTTGGCAACCTTCGATACCGTCTGCGGCGTGATGCCAAAGCGTGCAGCTATTTCCTTGTTCGAAAGGCCAGACTCGTAAAGGTCACAAATGGCAGCGGTCTGGTCATTATCCAGACGGCGCGCCGCGTCCTCAATGACACCTGCGGCCTTTAGGCGCTTATATATCGTCGTGGCCGAATATGAAAGCTCTTTCGCTATCTCCTTGCAGTTTTTGCCGCTCTCGTACATCTCGATTGCATGTGGAGTCAACGAATCATCCCACAGACGCCGCAGACGCTTTGGGCTCTTTTGCTTACTTGGCTTCTTTCGTGACACACCGTTACGCTTCAGGATGCGCCTTATGGTTTCGTCGCTAACTCCGAATGCTTCAGCCGTCAGTCTTGTGCAATGAACCTGCTTGTACAGCTCGATTACTTCACACTCTCGCCCTAGAGCGATTGCGCGTTTGCTGCCGTATTTGCCGCCCATATTCCCAACGCTTTCTCCCAACGCAAGGCACAAAGAAGCCCGAAACGGCGCGTTGGGATAACCGTTTCGGGCTTGCTTTTGCGATATGTGAGCGGGTAGCTAATCCGCTAATCGCTTATTGAGGAAAAGTCGATATTGTCCTAATCGGTACGCCTCGGACGGCGCTGGCCACGGAGGGT